ACGTCCACCGTCTACCCCAGTCCAGGTTGGACTAAGTGAGGTCCTAAAAGCCTCAATGGCAGAGTAAGTACCCTCTTTATACATGTCTGAAGTACGCATGCATCATTAAAACAAGACAGTAACAATGTTATCAGAACTACTCGACAACACGAATTAATAATTTGGATAAGACTTTAGGCACGGTCTCATCGATACAAATTAGTAGATCTTTCCATTTACGGATACTTGGTCTGTGTGTTGAAAGAAAATCTAGAATGGCTGAATTGAGCAGAGTTTCGCCAATATAACCTACGATGTCCATACCCCAGTAAGGTCTTGGGGATAATTTAGCTTTCAAACGTCCTTTTAGCCAGTCAATGGCCCATGATTTTGGTAAGTTATTAATAAGTGCAGGGGAATAATCTGAAAAGACAAGCCTAAAATCAGTAGCTAAGGACAAAACATTCATGGATATATTTTCACGCATAGTAAATGGTGGAAAGATCTTCCTATTCAATGGTGAGATGATTCTTGTTCTCGATTGAAGGAATGAAGGGATATATGTAGATTCTGGTTTTTGCCACGTATATGCACGTTCCACGGAAAAAGTCTTCAGATCATGGTAATCATGGAAAAACCGAAAACCTGAGACAGGCTGGAACAAAGCTACGGTGTTAACGTAATTACACTGAGGAATGGGGTGCCTAATAACCTTAAGATTAGTAGCAACTTCATGTGGTGAAATAATGTACTCAAGATCAGGTGGAAGTTTGTGATCCCGTGAAAAAGATAAGGTAGAAAGGATAAATTTATCAAGGGTGTAGTCGTCGATGTCAAATTTGTGAACGAAATTCCTATAATCATTAACACCAATAGAATCAAAAGTTACAGAAGGCTCACGATTGAGTTCAGAGTGTGGGTATAACAAGCTGTGCTTAGCGCCGTCATATCCTATTCCACCTAAATGTACTGACGTTGATAACCATTGTGATAATATAGAACGACTCAGGCTACGATCTGATTGGATGCAATCACGATACCAACAAGGTAAAAAAGGGCCATGGAAAAAGTTTGTATCAAGACGCTCTGAGAACAGTTTCCATTTTGTTAAAACCTGCCTAACACGTTCAGGACCACGTGTTTCAACCTCTTCTATTGGATTACGGAACAGTAGAGCAGTAACAGATCTTGCAGGATAACCAGTGATAATGTTTTTGTCAAAAACACGACGTAAAAACTCGTCTCTGGTTGTAGATATAAAAAACTTATTGGGATTAACTTTAAGGCCGAAACTGTAATATGCTAACCAGATCATTAAAGCTTGTCGATATTCGGAGAACTTGAACCAGTCATCGTCCCCTTGAGCACAAAAATCAATAGGTTCAGAGTTCAGGCCGTGGCTACTAGCCCAGCGAACAGCCATATTTTTTTCGCAGATATTGACAATAGTATCGAGAAAGGCCGTCCAACGCCAGCCAGACAATATTCCATTTGTTACTGGAATGGACTTGTTATTAACAAAAACATAACCACCATCCATAGCGTAGATTATCAATCTCATTATTTCTAGAGTAGATTCAGGAGCAAGAATTGATTGTAACCATTCATATATACATGAATTAATAATCTGAACTTGTCTTAAACTAACATTCTTGTCAAATTCATCTTGATCTAGAGGCATTCTCCATGTTCCATCAAATGCCATGGACTGCCATAATTCAAAATTTTGTTGTTTATTCATCCATAAGGTAGAGAGTTTAGATCCTTTAAAAGCTTGATCAAGGTACTGACTTATATAGGCTTGTTTCAAGTACAAAGTTAGGTCCCCGGCAATTACAGCTCGTTGTTTAGCAGGTTCAGACTTTATCATTGCTTTGTTAATTTGCTTCTTTTTCTTATAGAAGATTTTTTTCAGTTTGCTCAATCCTAAAGTCCAAGCAGTTGACCATTTTGTTTTCTTTGCTGTAAGAGTTCTATTTCGTAAATTATCATAAGCAGTAAATTTAACAGAAACGTCGGAATCATAAGCACTACCAGTGGTTGCCCAAAGGTCGTAATTCTGCAAGAAATCATCAACTGAAAGAATTTTCTCCGGCATCTTACCGCTAGAAAAGACTTTCTTGACTTCTTCCTCGAAAATACTGTACCATTTTTCTTCGTCTCCATCCCAAGTATGTAACACGTCGCGCTGGACCCAATCTATCACATCTTTTTCAAACTCAGACTCGTCTTTCGGTTCAAGGTAATCACTAAGACGATTAAGGTCAACTAAATATCTCCATCTTTTTTCCTTTTTTTCTCCATTTACTTTCATATATATACTAAGCTCTTTAATCAGCTTAGGGTCGCTCATGACATTATCTAACCGGTACTTCGGTATCAGATCGCCATTACCACTTAAAATCAAGGCATGACGGTACTCAGACCAACAATAGTTAACAGACGGATCACTAGATACTAAATATATTACCAGTTTCTTGTCATGATACCGAACCCGTGAAGAACTCCAAGACGGAAAGTTCTGTTTTAGTTCCGCAAAAGTGCAAGTAGGAACAGGCTGCTTTCTAGGAAGACTGAAGCCAGAACTCTTAAATATATTAACCGGCCGACGATCAATTATCCTCTTTAGTACACCAGAAATAAAAGATCGAGCGACCGGGCCATCATCAGGTCTATTATAAGGTGGGATGACTCCACCTTCAGAAAAACTTCATTTAACAGCAGGGTCAACAGACCCGTCTGAACCTGGAAGAGGAGTCGGAATATCTAAATCATTATTCTTTTTATCTTTCTTCGAATCTTTTTTTCCAGGAGAAACTACCTCTCGCTTAGTTATAGAATTATTCATTCTCGGCGGAATCTTGTTTGCTAAACGTTTCAGTAAAGAAGTACCAGCACGTGAAACGAATTGTGAACTAACCGAACCTGATCCATCGAGGGACAAAGATTGTCTAGCATTAGTCCATGTAAGTTGACTGCTAGATGCTACTCGAATACGGACCCCTGTACGGTTATCAAAGGAAGGCGGATGGTAAGGTAGAAATATAATTTGACGTAACCTGAAACCCTGACAGAACTGATCAGCTGGGGTATTTGTACTTACCCAAGACAAGTATTGTTTCATAGGATTAAAGATAGGCCTTTGATATACAAGAGCACTGTTATTTTCTGTTACTGTAAAAATATCTACCAGTCTACTAGTCACTGCAGGATTAAGACCGCTAAGAGTATTAGCCATAGCAAACAATTTCTTAACATCGGTTTTTAGATTGTCTGTCACTTCGTCATAACAATGAGCTGTTATAGTTGAAGTCGGACCACCGACATTCACATTTAGAGGTGTAATGGGCATTGGTGAATTCGTCCACTCTACTTTCAATTCATTTAACTTCAAATATGGCCTAGGCGTAAACCCATAATAACCGTCTTCTCCTTCAAGATCAAAAAGATCAGCATGTAATATAAGTGGGGAGTCTAGAAAACAACTGGGATCCCAAAAACCAGCAACACCAGCATAACTACTAATATCATCAAGAACATCTGGCAATATCGTCATGAATTGGAAACCAACTAAAGCGGAAAAAACGTTATGCCAACGATCGGCCAAAGCATTCGTCAAAGTAGTACGAACATGAGTAACTTCAGGAGTATTAGAGAAGATCCAACGATTAGGAACACCCTCATCCTGGAAAAAATGAGCTGGCAACTGAATTAATTGATAAGCGAGATCTGAAATCATATAATAAACAGGCCTAAGGTTGGCCTTGGAAATATTAGCAATATCAGTGCCAAAAAGTGAATCTTTGGCTAACATAGAAATATGGAGTGCATATGATACAATTAAAGGTGAGTTCTGGACTTGAAACATTACTGGCGGTGATACATTAGGAGTTCCAGGTGGTGAAGCGGATCCAGTAATAAAGTCATGTAAGCCAAGACAATTAAAATGAGGTCTGTAAAAGAATAGGCTGTCAGTCTGATTCTGTAAACTACCATGAATATCAGTAACCAACACCGAAGCATCGACAGTAGGTGCAAAGCTAGTGGTCCCATCGTAGAAAAGGCCATGAACAGTTGTACCACCACCAATCCCATATGGCCGAGGAGGACATTTAATTTTGCTACATGTAGCGGCAACTACGCATGCCATATTCCAATCAAGGACATCCATAGTACGAGAATGATAATCGAAAGCTTCACGATATCCATCAGGATCAGTAGAATGATCAGTTAAATTTTCAGCACAATAATCAATCAGTGAATCAGAGATATCAATAGTTAAAGGGTACTGAGGAACATTTGTAACTGTTCCACCAAATACACTTGACGAGACAAGAATATCGTCAGTAAGATCACTTGTCTTTACAAATACTACATATTCTTGGGCCCCTGGTAATCTAGTTTTCACGCTTGCTGCCTGAACAAAGTTACCATTCGCTCTTGAGAAAAAAGGTGCAGCATTAGTACTACGAGTTTCAGTACCGGGACTAGTACCAGCAGTTGTATTAGTACGGAAGAAAGGAGATTCTAAATAACATAGTGTAATCAAAGACCAAGCAGCTGCTGAAATAGACTTGCCAGTATAAGGTATAGCTGCAACGGTTATTTGATCATTTAAATCAACAGTCACTCCACCGAATTGTATGGTAATATCTCCACGTATATACTGAGCATATTGAGTCTGAGTTAAGTAAGTAGCAGTGATTACCATTGCAGCAGGATCTTCATTCATGGACCGAGGGTATATAGCCGCAGGAGGGGTGTTTAGATTAATTGGTGCCCAGATGGTTTCAGAATCCATTCGGTCCATTGTAGACTCATCACCAGTCATAAACGCGGTCCAAAAACCATAAAGAAGTAACTTCGCCATAGGGAGGTAACATCCGTAGTCTAACTGAGTTACTCGTTCATATAAGTGTTGCCAATTATCCCCATTTGCCATGTTTCTCGCTGTTCGTTGGCCGGCTAAAAAAGCAGTGAAAGTATGGAGCGTTTCATTTATACCTATGCCTAATCCACCCCACTCGAGTCTTCTACCATAAGTATTCTGTAACTGAGCACCAAAAGTTTTAAAGGTTGAACGGCCCGTAGCAGTAGCAAGACCCGACAAAGATACTCCACTCAAAGAAGCCCAACCATCATTGGCATGGGCACGATCAGTCCTATCATCAAGCCCAGTACGTATAGTTACACTACCCCACTTGAGTTTATGAGACATCTCATCATTAAATAAATTTTGAATAGCAGTATTGAGATAGCTAGTTGCACTCACTGGATCCGACATAATCCTCCTAAAGATATCAAGTATCTCAGGATTGTCAAAGTTTAGGTGTTTAGGTCCAGGATTAGGCTCAATCCCTTGTTGAGTGAGGAGATCGGAGTTATTCATAGCTTTTAGAGTATTATCCTTAGAAACTAACTCAACTAAAGGGTAAAAAAATTGACTACCCCTCATAACTGGATCAGTTAAAATAGAATGAGCAGCCTCTCCAGCACCTAATGTTAAGGCAACATCATGTGCGCGGGCTTGTGAGTCAAGATCACTAAGTGCATGTCTCTTTTCCAGTACTTCGCCTAAAGTTGTAGGTTCATCAACTAATCCTGTCTTAAAAGGACCAATATAGTTATTGACTCCAAACAAAGTGTTGGACAATAAGTTAACTAAATGACCTAAAAAATCATTCTGTCCACCCACCATAGTTTCAGCAGCTCGTAAGATGTTTTCCTGAGTTTGATCCCCTTTTGTTAAACCGATAGCCCAAGAGAGAACCTCTTGAACCTCTTCTTTCGTCAACCGAGACTTACCGATGTGAGGATTGGGCCTGACAATTTCTGAGTAAGGAACCACACGTGAAAAGTCACCTGATGAATAGAAACTCAATTGCTCAGGGGTGACCATGTTACCGTTGATAGCCTGAAATTTTAATTGTTGAAGCTCAGTTTGCTTAGTTTGTAGTTCACGAGTCATTTGATCAATAGCATCTACTAACTCCCAATTTGGTTTTTTACGAATCAGAAACGAATTAGGAATTGAATTATAATACGTGTTACCGGTAATAGCATGAACTTTCTTGTTGTGCCTTACCGCATCAACAGCTCTAACGGTTACATATTCCTCGATGCTGTAACCAAAAAGAGAAAGAAATAGATCATAGTAATTGAACGCTCGTAATTGGAATTTTAACTTAGGCATTGTACCCAGCAACCGTTCAACTACCATCATCTTAGGGATTTTATTTACTATGCAGTACGTCAGATAACGATCTGAAGATAAATCCCCAGTTTGCCAAGAAGTACCCCACCTTCGTGTAGCAATAAGATCAATAAAATCAGGTGATGCTGACGTTTTCAACACCCAACCAACAAATTTAAGAACAGGTAGATTACGAAGTCTCTTAACACTAGCATTGAAGTTATCTTTGGCCACTTCCACATCATGAACAATAGGTTTCTTTCCGGCGTTTTCTGAAATAGCTTTATCCAATAGTTCATTATTGCGGATCTTCTTCTCCAACTTATCATTCTTCCTATCATTAGACAAATCCATTGCTGACCTTTTTCCTTGTATTTTTGAATCTACTGCTGTCCATTCAGTTCTATCATCATCATTCAGTAAATTGTCATCCTTAATACTCTTTAAAGCGGCAACCAAAGCTGAAACTTGGCAATCAGTAATGTCAAGAATATAACAAATTACACCCAACTCAACTGTATGAACAAACTGACCTGAACCCATATAATTACCCAGGATCTTCACCAAACCATCAATATCTAGCGCGGGTACATGTTTACACAAATCATAGTAATCCGTAGCATCGATCTCCTCATCAATCTCAACTTTACTTTTCTTACTAGTGACCACACCACGTTCGAAGTTAGCTCTCTTCCTTACCATATCCTCAACAATACGGTGCAAGTTCGTAAGGTAATCAGCCTCAACAAGATCTTTCTTTTCTTTTATCACACCAACCCCGCTACTACTATTATTTTTTTTCTGTTTCTTTAAATCAATTAAAACCTGTAAAGCCTGATCACCATCGGTATCCTCTACTATATCGAGAACTGTCACAGTACTACTAGGTGGAGGCATCTCACCTACCTTTAATATATCTACATATTTGTCAGACTGCCCATCCATATTTGTACCATCTACATTAACACCCCTCCCACTCTCAATTTGCAAGGCTAAGGGAGATCCAGGTTTGGGCTCTTCGCGAATGATCCTCCTACCATTTAAATCCTGTTTTTCGGGGGCGCTGTCTATTTTTACTAACCCTTTAATAGCGGTCGGAATTGAATTATTATATCTACGCTCCTTAGTATTTTTCTTTAGCAGACTAGCCATAGGTCCCGATTCATTATCTTCAGTTATCTTTCTGACAGCTTGCCCACTTAATTCGATACTGACAGAAGGTCCCTGACCTTCTACCTTCTCACCGCAAGGTTTTTCCCTGCCTCCTCCCCTTGAATTATTATTTGATACCAGGGTATCCAACCCTCTCTC